GGCCCAGACCAACCCGGAAATCTACGACAAGACGTACGAGTGGTACACATCTGGCCCTCGTCAGCGTCTGCAACCGGGCGGGGCGATTGTTGTGGTGATGACACGGTGGTCAAAACGGGATTTGACGGGCCAAGTGGTCAAAGCTGCGGCCCAAAGGTCGGGTGAAGAGTGGGAAGTGATCGAGTTTCCTGCCATTTTGCCCTCGGGTAAACCCTTATGGCCTGAGTTTTGGTCATTAAAGGAGCTTTCTGCCCTAAAAGAGGAACTTCCCAACGCCAAGTGGCAGGCGCAGTACATGCAGTCGCCCACTTCGGACGTTTCTGCCATTGTGAAGCGGGAATGGTGGAAAATTTGGGAGCATGACCGGCCACCGTCATGCGAGTTCATCATTCAGTCGTGGGATACGGCGTTTTTGAAGACAGAACGGGCTGACTATAGTGCATGCACAACATGGGGCGTGTTCTATCAGGACGATGATCTGGGCGTAAACCGGGCAAATATCATCTTGCTCAATGCGTTCAAGAAGCGCATGGAGTTCCCCGAGTTAAAGCAGCGGGCGTTTGAGGAATACAAGGAATGGGAAGTCGATAGCCTGATCGTGGAGGCCAAGGCGGCGGGTTCTCCCCTCATATTTGAGTTGCGGGCGATGGGTATACCGGTGCAGGAGTTCACGCCAAGCAAGGGGAATGACAAAATAGCGCGTCTGAATGCGGTGGCTGATATGTTTGCGTCAGGCCACGTTTGGGTGCCTAATACTCATTGGGCAGAAGAACTGATTGAAGAGGTCGCGTCTTTCCCATCCGGTGAGCACGATGACTTGGTTGACTCGATGACACAAGCCCTGCTACGGTATCGCCGTGGTGGGTTTATTCAACTGGCGTCTGACGAGGAAGACGAACCACGGCAGCACCGCAGGAAGGAGCCGTACTACTGATGAATACCGCATATATGCCCGTACCAGTTAAGGCTTCAATCGCTAAAAATTTGTACGTTTACGCCATGAACAGCCCTAAGTGGACGCAGTACTACAACTTCATGGCTGTCCCAGTACCCCGCGAAATATCGCAGCTAGACTTTTTTCTTGCGGGTTTGGCGAATAAACGCACGTTTCATGCTGGCGTGTTGAGGATGGAGCCAAACACTTGCTACAACTGGCATGTAGACACGGATCGTAAGGTCGGGCTTAATATGCTGTTGTCAGACGATGGGGACAGCCGCTGTTTGTTTCTGGATGGTGAGCCGGGGGTAGTGTTTAACACGCAAGAGTTGAAGTACAAGCCAGACACGTACTATGCGTTCAATACACAAGTACCGCACATGGTGCTTAACACCACAAGGCCCAGATATTTATTCAGCGTTGAGTTTTTAGAAAAAGACCGGGGCCTAACGTTTGATGAACTTTGTGAAGATATAAAAGGAATAAATCATGGCTATTGAGAAGTCACTATACGCAGCCCCACAAGGCTTGGAAGAACTCGCCGTGATAAACGGTGCGTCTCCGCAGATTGAGATCGAGATTGAAGACCCTGAGTCAGTAACGATTGGCATGGACGGGTTGGAAATTGAGATCGACCCTGATGCAGAAGGGGAAGACGAGTTCAACATCAACTTGGCTGAAGAGATCAGCGAAGAGGTTTTGCAGAGTCTGGCCGAAGATTTGATCAGCGACTATGACGAGGACGTAGCCAGCCGCAAGGACTGGATGCAGACTTATGTCGATGGCCTAGAACTGCTGGGCATGAAGATCGAAGAGCGAACAGAGCCGTGGGAAGGCGCGTGCGGTGTGTTCCACCCCATGCTGTCTGAGGCGCTGGTGAAGTTCCAGTCCGAGACCATGATGGCAACGTTCCCAGCCGCTGGGCCAGTCAAGACCCAGATCATTGGTAAAGAGACCCCTGCCAAGAAAGAGTCTGCCCAGCGTGTGGCAGACGACATGAACTACCAGTTGACAGACGTGATGAAGGAATACAGGCCAGAGCATGAGCGCATGTTGTGGGGTCTGGGTCTGTCTGGCAATGCGTTCAAGAAGGTGTATTTCGATCCGTCACTGGATCGTCAGGTGTCGTTCTTCGTTCCTGCGGAAGACATCGTTGTGCCTTACGGCGCGTCCAACTTGCAGTCTTCTCCTCGCATTACCCATGTGATGCGCAAGACCGAGAACGAGTTGCGCAAGCTGCAAGTGGCAGGGTTCTACCGCGACATTGACTTGGGCACACCTGATAACGTGCTCGATGAAGTCGAGAAGAAGATTGCCGAGAAGATGGGCTTTAGGGCCACGTCTGATAACCGCTTCAAACTCTTGGAGATGAACGTAGACCTCGACCTTGAGGGCTATGAGCACAAGGACAAGAAGGGCGAGAAGACGGGCATCGCGCTGCCGTATGTGATTACCCTTGAAAAAGGAACCAGCAACGTGCTGGCTATTCGCCGCAACTGGGAGCCTGATGATGACACCTACGCAAAACGCCAACACTTCGTCCATTACGGATACGTTCCGGGATTTGGCTTCTACTGTTTTGGTCTCATTCACCTCATCGGCGCTTTTGCTAAGTCAGGCACTTCTCTTATTCGTCAGCTTGTTGATGCTGGTACGCTAAGTAACCTGCCCGGCGGCTTCAAGACTCGCGGCATGCGGGTTAAGGGAGACGATACACCGATTGCTCCGGGCGAGTGGCGCGATGCGGACGTGGCCAGCGGCACACTTAAAGACAACTTGCTGCCCCTGCCGTACAAAGAGCCTAGCCAGACATTGATGGCGCTGCTCGGTCAGATCGTTGAAGAGGGCAGACGCTTCGCCAACACGGCTGACTTGACGCTCAGTGACATGAGTGCGCAAGCGCCTGTGGGTACTACCTTGGCGATTCTGGAGAGAACGCTCAAGAACATGTCGGCCATTCAGGCACGTGTGCACTACTCGATGAAGCAAGAGTTGGGTCTGCTCAAGAACATCATCGCTGAGTACACACCTGACGATTACGACTACCAGCCAAGCGAAGGCTCACGCAAAGCCAAGAAGTCTGACTACGATGACGTGGACGTGATCCCCGTCAGCGATCCTAATGCGTCAACAATGGCGCAGAAGATCGTGCAGTACCAAGCTGTGATTCAGTTGGCCCAAGGTGCGCCGCAGTTGTATAACTTGCCGCTCCTGCACCGTCAGATGCTAGAAGTGTTGGGTGTTAAAGACGCACAAAAACTTGTGCCGATGGACGATGACCAGAGGCCCACAGACCCTGTGTCGGAGAACCAGAACGTGCTCAAGGGCAAGCCGGTCAAGGCGTTTATCTCTCAAGACCACAAGGCGCACATTGTTGTGCACATGGCCGCGATGCAAGACCCCAAGATCATGGCGCTCTTGCAAAACAACCCACAGGCACCTGCGATGCAGTCAGCCATGATGGCTCACATCAACGAGCACTTAGGGTTCGAGTACCGCAAGCAGATCGAGCAGACGCTTGGTATGCAGTTGCCAGCGCAGATAGACGAGTCCGGCGAGGAAGTTCAGATGTCTCCAGAGGTGGAAGCGCGGCTGTCTCCCATGTTGGCACAAGCTGCACAACAGTTGCTCCAGAAGAATATGCAAGAGGCACAGCAGGCTCAGGCGCAACAACAAGCGCAAGACCCGATTGTCCAAATGCAGATGAAAGAGCTTCAACTTAAAGAGCAAGACAACCAGCGCAAAGCCGCCAAAGATCAGGCCGACAACGCTATCAAAGCAGCGCAGCAGCAGATTGAGCGTGAGCGCATTCAGGCACAGACCGCCACTGATGACAAGCGCCTCAAGCTGGATGCAGTGAAGACCGCTGTGCAGATGAACGCCGATAAGGAAGGCCGCATGATGGACAGAGGTGTGGACATCCTGAAGCAACTCTCTAACAAGAGTCATGAAGAGCAACTGCGTCAAATGCAGGAGCGCATTCAGATGCGGCAACAAAACAAACCAACGAAAGGTGAATGATGAACGCATTTGAGGTTCTTATCCAACAAGCGGACGAGAAAATCGAGCAACTCAAAGAGTACTTGGCCGAGGGCAAGGCCGAGTCCTTTGAGGAGTACAAGAAACTGTGTGGTGAGATTCGCGGTCTACTCATCATGCGGGGATACACCCTAGACCTGAAACATAGAATGGAGACTTCGGATGACTAGTTCAATCCTGTTAGCTACAGACGCTAACAACCCACGAGTTGTGGGAGCCTATAACTTTGCTGCAACCGCAGAGGAAAAAGGCAAACAACTGCCCCGCCCATCGGGCTATCGGATTCTTTGCGCCATACCAGAGGCGGAAGCAGAATTTGAGGACAGTGAAGTAGGCTTGATTAAAGCTGATGAAACTATGCGCAACGAGGAGACCCTCACAACGGTCTTGTTTGTTGTTGATATGGGGCCAGACTGCTATCAAGACCCATCTAAGTTCCCTAAT